CAGAAGAATATCCTGGGTCAACGTACATTGAAATTGCAAGTTTCCCAGACAACTGGGGGCACATCTTCTCGCAGTCAAAACTAGGATATGTCGAAGAAACATTCTTCGTGTTTGACGAGTACATTCCAGAAAGTGAAATGCCACAAGAGGCTCCTAGCGAGTGAGACTAAAGATTCGTTCACAACTCCCCCTCGTAGAGAAGGGCGGCGTGCTTGATGACTGTGGACCGTCCTCGTGCGCAGCCGCATCCTCGTGGGTTCTCAGCAAGGAGATCACCGCCAGGGATGGCGTGGCAGCCAAGGAGAAGGCAACTGGGCGAAAGGATAAGCCTGGTGTCGCAGACAATGCCACCGACCTATCCGAGATCATCAAGACCTGCAAGGTCCTCGGTGCAAATGGTCGATGGGCGCGGGACTGGGACGATGTCGTCAAGAGCCTCAGGGCTGGCGCTGCGGTCGTCATCAACGTCCAGGCTGCTCGGTTCTACCCACCACAGGCAATTAGCGCGTGGCACAAACGGTTCGTCGGTCGGCACGCAGGGGCGACCTACGGCCATATGACAGCAGCGGTCTGGGATTCAGAGCTTGGATTCCAGTTTGCAGACCCTACTTTCAGCGGGGTAGGGAAAGAGAAGTTTGCCGTCGTGTTGACGGAAAAGGAACTGAAGGCAATTGCCTCCAGCAAGGGTGAAGCTCCGCACAAGCGGTGCGTCATCATCAAGAAGTAGGGAGATAGAAATGGCGAGCCTAAAAAAGAAGAAAAAGAATACCTCTCAAATGGCACAAAAGTCAAAGCCAAAGAAGGCAGCTGATTTCACAGTAAATTCAGCAACTGGAAAGCGCACACTTAGCGGTGCAGAGGCATCACGCAGGATTAGCGCAGCTGGCGGAAATACAGTAGTAAGGAATGCAAATAATAACTTGCGATCTGGCATTTTTGATAATGGGGCACTAGAAGTAAGAACTTCTGGAAAGTACAATTTGCCAGTCTCTAGCGGTGGAAAGATTTCTGGAACCAGTTTTGGTCTTACAAAAAAGTATTTCCCATCAGGAACTCGAACCAGAAGGGGCGGTCGGTAATGAGTAAGTCAACACAGGCAGTACTAGCATCTTGGGCACGTTCATTCCTCGCCGCATGCCTTGCGCAGTTCATTGCGCTTGGCGGTGGGGCATTCGACTTCGGCACTGACGGATGGAAGTCCGTTCTGTCTGCCGGAATCGCTGCCGTTGTCCCAGTCGTCATCCGATGGCTGAACCCGAATGACAAGGCGTTCGGCGTAAAGGAATAAATGGACGCAAAGGATCTGGCCCCAGTTCTGACTGGATGCCACGTCTGTCGATCTCCGCTCGTTGAGCTCATCAACAAGCGGATGAAGGACGGAATGCCAGACCAAAAGATTGCGGCGTGGCTAAAAGAGGAGGGGTTCTACCTCAGCCGCAATACCCTTGGCAAGCACAAGCGCGACCATTTGACAACTGCGCACGAATCTGCTAGGATCAACGCAGTTAAAACGATGGAAAAGGCACAGAAGACCATCAAAGCTAATCATAGAGATTTAGCTACGCTAGTAAGAGACTTCGTGTTCTCAGAAGTTGAGTCTGGCAATATGAACCCCACGCTTTCGGAGGGCCTCCGTGCCCAAGAGATGCTGGACAAACGAAATGACAAGACCGCAGACCGCGACCTCGTTGTCTCGCTTGCTCAGATCCTCGGTGGAGCATCAACCACCTACGAGATCATTGAGGCTAGACCTGTTGAGCAGGTGACAGAGGGATCATGAATAAGCCCTGGGTCTACGTTGGCGGAACATTCGACATCTTCCACTACGGGCACATGAAGTTCTTGCAACAGGCACAGCGTCACGGACCAGTGCTAGTGTCATTGAACACCGATGACTTCGCTGCTCGGTACAAGAGAGCTCCAATCCTAACACTTGGTGAGCGGATGGAGTCACTCGCTGGATGCAAGTACGTTGACGATGTATGCGTCAACATCGGGGATGAAGATACTGGCGTAACAATCGATAGAATCACTGACCGAGAGATCGGATACATTGCTCACGGAGATGATTGGACAGGCGACTCACTCCTTGAACAGCTCGGAATTACAAGAGGCTGGCTCAAGGACCGAGCAATCGAGATGCTTTACATTCCATACACACCATCCATTTCAAGCACCGACATCATCAGGAGGGTTAATGGCGACACTGACAGCGGTTGTGACTGCTCACGCTAATGGGCCAAACCTCCGCAGGATACTGAAAGACCTACACGAATGGCAAGTACGACGACCGGACGAGATCATCGCGCTGGCATCAGACATCGATCTGACAGACTTGCGATCCGAGTTTCCAAAGGTTCGATTCTACGAAGAGCCGAACTTGGGGGACTGGGGTCACGCAAAGCGCGCAAAAGGACTCGATCTGGCAACGTCGGATTACGCTGGGTGGTTCAACCACGACGACTCGTACCATCCTGATTACATCCACGAGATGATGAAGATCGCAGAGACTGGTCAAGATGTAGTATACTGCGGATGGTCAAAGATCCATCACCCACAGTTCGTCCATAGCAGCTCTACCTCTGGTAACTTCATCGTGAAGATTGACAAGGGACGCGCTGCTGGATATGTCGACAGGCACTACGAGGCAGACGGAACATTTATCAAGCGTATCGCAGAAAGTACCAACAAGATCGGGTTCTGTGATCGAGTTCTGTATTATCACAACGAGGTACGATAATGGCACGAACGGCTGCATGGCAGAGAAAAGAAGGTAAGAACCCAAAGGGCGGGTTGAATGCTAAGGGTCGAGCATCGTATAAGTCCCAGACTGGTGGCACATTGAAGGCTCCAGTTAAGAGTGGAGATAACCCGCGACGCGCATCATTCCTCGCCCGAATGGGTGGCATGCCAGGTCCTGAGAGAGACTCTAAGGGCAGGCCGACACGACTTCTCCTAAGCCTACAGGCGTGGGGCGCAAGCAGCAAGGCAGACGCAAAGCGTAAGGCCGCTGCAATCAGCTCACGAAACAAGGGGCAATCCTCTGCAAAATGAAGTTGCACGAGATCTGGCTCTCGGCCGCGATAACATCGAGTTCTTTGCTAATCGCTGGCTCGGTATCAAGGGCCATCCCGGCCAAGTACGATGGTGGGAGGCTTGTGCTGAACGTGATGACAGCGGATACAGGCCGAAGTACCTCACGACAGTCGTTTCCGCTGGCAACCGTGCAGGGAAAACGATGGCGATGGCGGTCCTCTGCATTCACCACGCCTTGTACAAAATGGGACTTCGCAAGTCGGAATCAGACGATCCCAAGGCTTCACGAGAGTGGTCAAACGCTCCATACGAATGGTATCATATCGGAATCCAACAAGAGACAGCAGAGCTCGTCCACAGGGAAATCTCTGCAATCCTAAGTGGTACGCATCCAGCCCAGAAAGGCAACGGATGTCCGCTGACCAAGGAGCTCGGGAACATCGCCACGGTCGATAAGAAGTACCGAGGCGAGTATCTGTGGATCAAGTTCCATCCAGTTGTTGGTGGGGCAAGCATCCACTTCCGAACGACACAGGAGAAAGCGAAGGCGCTTCTCGGGAAGGACATGAATGGGATCTCGTTCGACGAGGCGGCATTCGAACCACACTTGGTGGAGATCTACCAAGAAGTCCTCAACCTCCGACGTCTCTCGACGGGCGGTCCGCTCCACTTCATCGGTACGCCGACGGAAGGCATCGGGGACTACTCGGACCTCTGGGAAATGGGAAATCCCGAAAACCCAGGACGGGATCCACAGTTTATCTCCTTTCGGCTTTCAACCCGCGAGAATGTTGGATACGGACTTGATGCCACCAACTTCGAATCAATCGTCAGGCAGCAAGCGGAATACCTCGTCCCACAGAACGTCGACGGGTACTTCATCGAAGCGCGAGACGCATACTTCGCAGCCCACTCCGTCGAGGGATCCTTTGATCCTGACGCTAGTGGGGATGTGCCGCCACAGAGGGGACATCGGTACGTTCAAGGATGTGACCCCGGTATTTCTTCTGACGCGACATGGACGGTCGTACTCGATTACACGAACCGAAAGCGCATTGTCGGAGTCCGAGCTCGAAGACGATCTGGTAAGCAGACTATTCCAGCCGTGGTGAACATGGTACGGGAGAACGCACTGCTGTATCAGCAGGATGGTGCATTCTGTACGACCATTGTTGACGAGACGGGCTTAGGAGGTAGGCTGTTCCGACAAGAGTTTAATGTTATCAAGCCGCTAAGGGGATACGACTTCGGCGGCACTAAATCGAAGAAGCTCCAGTTGCTTTCCAACTTGAAGGCAATGATGGACAAGAAAGAACTGGTTATTCCACGAGGGCAACCGTGGGATGAACTTCGAAGGCAGTTGCTATCTTACAAGCTCAATGACAAGAAGTTGGAAACGGATGCTGTGATGGCGCTGGCCCTCGCAGCATGGTATGCGGCAAGGAACCCGGATCAGCCAGTGAAAGATCCAGTGTTCACCTATTATGGAGCAAGTGATTGATGGCTAAGGTACGAGGCGTTCCACGCGCATTCCAGGGTAAGCGAGCGATTCCTGGTCAGTATACAACTGACCCCGATGTCGCTACGCCAGCGCAGATCCAGTCCATCGGCAAGGCTGTCGATAAGGCAAAGCGGATCGGCCGTGGCGAACAGGTTATTGATCGAGTTGGCGGTGGAGCGCCGCTTATTACGAAGGCAACTCCAGCGGGTGTTCGCGGCGACTCCTCCCGTCGCGCACCCGCTGGTGCTAACTCTGGCTTCCAGGCAACTGGCCCAGACATTGCAACTAGCCCAGTCAAGGTAAACTACAAGAAGGGTGATGCTGGGTCACCGATCAAGACGCGATACCAGCGTCTGGATAAGACAAAGCTTACCGAGCAGCAAGCTGCTGTCGTCAAGCTCATGGAGCAGAAGCTCGCAGTCCAGAACTCTGCGCCAGACCAAGACCCAGAGTTCATGCTATATTCGGAAGTACTCATGCGCAAGCAGACTTCCGAGCCAGAGCAGAACCGACTACGTGCGATCTTCCGACGATTCGATAACCTCTATCATCCAAACATCATCACGCTTGGCGGTGCTGACCACTGGGCTGACGATGCTACTGCACGAACCGCTGGCCGAGCTCACGTCTCGGTCAACGTACACGCCGCATACGTCAACATCCCAGCGTCGCTCCAAGCCGTTATGCCTGTTATCAACTATGTCCCAGAGGGTCAGGAGGTTGATGCACGCGCACGTGCTGCAAACGCAGAACGACTGTTCTTCCGATGGGCAGAAGAGAACGAGTTTGATCTTGTCCTCGAGGATGCCTGTTTCGTCAAGGCGCTCTATGGCTACACTGCCGCAAAGATCCACTGGGATGCGGAACGCCAGACTCCTCGCGTACGCATCGTAGAATCACCAGAGAACCTCTACCTAGGATTCGGTAACTCAGACTTCAGTCGCGTTGACTGGGCACTGTACTGCTACGGGATGAGCCCACAGGCAGTTGAGGAAGATTACGGGATCAGGGTCGTTGCTGCGCAGCAGGGCGGTAAGTGGTACAACTACACCGCTTCTACGCACGACGACCCAATCGCCAACGTCTACCAGAACCAGTTCGAGCGCAACCCACTTCGCCGCGAGACTCCATACGAGATGCAGCAGGTCGAAGTGTACGACTACTGGTACAAGGTCCCAGGCGCACCTGGCAAGGCCCCAACGGTCTACAACGCGATCTTCGTCGGCAACACTATGGTGAAGAACACGAAGCACTCGGAGTTCCGAGGGGAAATTCCGTACATCCTTCTGACAAACGCCAAGGTTCCTGGTAGCCCATACGGCAAGCCAGAGCTTTACGACGTTGAGCAGTTGCTCCGCGAGAAGGACGAGCGCATTACCAATCAGGCCCAGATGATCCACTCGGTCATCGGCGGTCAGATGTTCCAGCTCGTTGGACCAGAAGCACCAGATGAAGTTCCACCGAACGCGATCCCAAAGCCAGGGAAGATGGCAGCGCCTGGACCTGGCAACGAGATTCGGTCCATCTCACCGTTCATTCCGCAGTTCCAGATTGAGGATTATAACCGACGAATCGACCGAGAGATTGCCGTGGTCACGGGTCTTAACGACCTGCTCCTCGGACTTGCTCCGTCAGGTGTGCTCGGGTCATCCCGCGCAATCGCGTCGCTCGTAGCAAACTACGAGGCACGCATTGCACCAAAGCGCAAGCTTCTCTACTCCTGGATTAAGCAGGTCTGGAGAATGTGCGCCAAGATCTGGGAGACTAAGAACAAAGAGGTTGGTCTCATCCTTGGCGGAAACTACCGCATCGAGATCACCCCACCAGAGCTTACCCCACGAGACACACTCGAGCTTGCCCAAACGGCAATCAACCTCGTACAGAACCGCATCTGGAGCGCCAACCGCGCAATGGATCGCGTTGGTGTCGAGGACCCAGAGGGCGAAATGTCAGTCATCAGGGACGAGCAGACAGACGCTACGATCAATCCTTCGTCAGTCATGGCGATGGCAAACCTCGTGCAGATGTTCCAGCAGATGCAGTTGCAACAGCAGCAGGCAGTGCAGGACCAGTTCGCACAACAGCAGGCCAGCGTGGAGAATACGGCTCGTATGCTCCAGCAGCAGCCTGCTGGCTCTCAATCGCTCAATCAACCAGAGAATCAGGCGCAACCTCCGGCTGGCGCTTTGCCAGCTAACGCGGTTGCACAAGGTGCGCCAATGGCTCCTGGACTCACTGAAGGTGGTGAATAATGGCACGACAGGGACGTTTCGGTCGATCTGGATTCGGACAGCAAAATCTTAGCTCGTTCATCAGTGGACTTGCCACGCAGAATAGGAACCTCGAGCAGTCTGCCCTCTTCAAGGCATACTACGACGGCAGCCTGTACGGTGGGTCTGTCCCTTCGTTTGGCGACCTAGAAGAGTTTGTTTCTGGTCGAATTGCAGAAGGAAACATCAGTGAGGCAGAGCTTGCCTACTACGATAACCTCCTTAAGAACGCCCAGGATTTTGCCATCGACAAGCAGTTCAAAGATCTAAACGCATCATTCGAGGCAAGCGAGGGCGCTAACTTTGGTGAATTTGTTGACTTCCTCAAGGGCGAAGGTTCTGATAAGTACGGTAATAACCTAACACAGGTTCTCAAGAACTACATTACATACTCTGGTAACAATCTGACCAAGGGCCAAATCACCGAGGAAGAGTACAACGCAGCTTCGCAGGCAGCACTTTCGGCAGCCGTCGATGACAAGACAATGTATGACGATATCAAGTTTGAGTCACTTGCCACCCTCTACAACTGGCAGAAAGAGGGAATGGATAACATGATCGACAGGGCTGATGGTAAAAAGCTGCCAAAGGTCATTACTGCGAACAAGAATCTTGCAGACTGGTACAAGGGATGGATTTCCCGACTTGAGTCAGAAGGTCTTACAAACAGTGTATTCTACGACAACCTTAAAACAAATCTTGTAAACACGAATCAAGCCATTAGGAGCAACGAGAAGGAACTTGCCTCTCAGCAGGCAGCAGCATTCCTTGCTGCACGCAAGGGAGCATACGACCAGGCCAATGCAACGCTCAATGCGTTTGCAAAAACAATTGGCTCTTCGCTTGGCGTTGATACAAGCGCCGCAACATTCTCATTCTCCGACCTTCAGAAGGAAAGTCCTGCTGCGCTTACGGCGTGGCTTGAGACCCAGCCAGTCGAGACGCGAGCTGCCGTCGAGGCTGCTCTTAACAACGCTGCTGGTGCTTCGCGTGGCTACATCGACGCACTGAACAGCCAAGGCAAGGGCAACACGCCAGAGGCCCTAGTTGCAGCAGCCAACATCACGATGACCAGAAAGGTCTCTGGGGAGAACACGTCATACGACGAGTACGTTTCAGCATCTGCTGTTAAGGCACAACTCATGAAGGCTGCTGGCGGCGTACCAGGGAACGAGAAGCTAGTCTTCCAGAACTGGGTAAAGTTCCTCAAGGGCGAGACCACAACGATGTTTGGAGCTGGTCTTGAGCGAATTACAAACAAGTACCTACAGGACATCCAGACAAAGATCGACAACGAAGCCGGGCTCTACGAGGCAGCACTCGAAGGTCGTCCGCTTACTCAGATTCCAGCAACGCTGGTTGACGACGTAATCCCGTCGCTGATGCTCTCTGGATTCCTTCCGAACGATATGACTGTTCCAGGAAGCGGTGACAACAAGTACACGGTTGCAGAGTTCGGGAACGTCCTGACCACGGAGGACCGCGACCGTCAACTCCGAGAAGGTACGATGCAGATTGTTTATGCTGCTGATCCTAATCTTGAGCCGCAGTTCCTTCCACTATCAGCTCCAGCCCCAGGGTCGGGAGTTGTTACTCGATTGCAGATTGATGCGGCTGGAAATAACTACGCAGCTCAGTACAATGGCGTACCGATCTACGGTTCGAACGCTGGCCAGGCCGACAAGAAGAACGGTCTGTGGGGGTACAGGATCGAAACCGCTGGCGGGTTTATCTACACTGACTCAAGCGGCATGATCTACAAGAACCCGCCAATCGATGTCGACAAGTTGATCCTTGCAGCAGACGGATCTGGCCTCATCTCAAGAGATTCGAACGTGATCAGTGCTGGCGGTGGAACTCCTACTTACATCGTTAAAAAGGGATACGAGTCTGAGGAGGCCGGAATCGATGACCTCGTTGACCCTGCTGCGCTTCGCAAGGCACAGACGGCTACGGTTAACCCGTATGCCCGTGTGAACGAGGATAGCCCGCTTCTCACCAATCTTCAGGCTACCAGCGCAATTGTTCAGGCAATTGTTGACTCGGTTCCTGCGTCAAGCCGAATTGCCCAAGAGGGAGTTGCAAGCCTCGATACAACCATCAAGGCCCAGACGCAGCTCGCCAACATGGCAAGCATCAGCCAGGACTCTGGTGTCCGCGTAGCAATGATGAATGCTCAGACCGCTGCGGCAAAGGCACAGGCCAAGAAGGAAGAGATCGCACAGCTTGCGACAATCAAGCCGCTTCCACCTCGTCCAAACTATGGTCGAGCGTACCAGACTGGAGTCCCAACCACGGATCGTGGAAGCACTCCAGGGACTATCTCATATGGCGGAATTCCTCAGACGACAATTCAGCAAGGTACTGGAAACATCGAGGGGATTAATGCGAACTTTGACCTTGGATTCATTTTCCGTGGTCTAGCAACGCTTGCCAACCCAGCGGCTGCAATCGGTTCGTTTATTGGCAGTACCGCAGGACCGAGGATTGCTGACGCAATTGGAGATGTGTTTGCGCCGTCCACGAGTTATGCAACTCGAAGAGTACTTGACATGGGCGTAAAGCCTGCAAGTAGCGGTGGTGGAACTGGCGGAGTTGTTCCAGCAGCCTCTGCTGGGGCTGGGGCCGGTGCTGGCGTGGCAGCCGCACAGGCAGCACAGAACGCCTTCAGGGCTGGTGAGCGTGCTCCGCTGAATGTCACGGTAAAGCCAGCTCCGACAATCATCAATAGCGGACCTCGGGCTGGGCAGCCCGCTGGTGGAGGGTTGTAATGCCTAGCCTATTTGCACCAAAGGGAACTAGCCAAGGATATAGCGCACTTCAAAACGATGTGTCCTTGCCAAGCGCACCAGGCTCAACTGGCAGCTCTCGGTTCTCACCTTCCCCTGGTCGAGCATCGGTAAACATCACCAAGCCTGAGACTATTGGCCAGTCAATCGAAGGCCTTGGTCAGGGATTCCTTGGTCTCGTTGGATCGGTCCCGCTTGTCGGCGGACTTCTTAAGGGAACGCTGGAAACAGTCGGCGGTGCAGTCGGTGCAGTAGGTACAGCAATCGGATCAATCAAGCCGATTGAGACTGGCCCTAGCGTTGGCGATGTAGTGTCTGCAATTCCTGGCGCTGCCATGGATGTAATCTCTGCGCCGTCGAAGTTTGTGCAGCGCGAGCTTATCTCTGAGTTTACGGCACAGCAGCTCCTGTCAAACGACAAGAGCGGCGTTCAGGACTACTACGATCTTCCACAGATCAAGAGCATGGTGCAAGCTGGAGCTACCGTTGACGAGATCGCAGATGTGATCTACGAGCAAGGGCGTGTCTTTGGCGCTAAGCCGGACATCGTCCGCGACGTTGCCCTTGGGCTCATTACTGACCCACTCACCTGGATTCCAGGCGGTGCGATTGCCTCAGGCGCAGCGAAGGCTGGTGGGCTTGCGAAGGCCGTGTCGGCTGGCGCAGTCCTAGGGGCGAAGGAGTCCCAGTTCATGAAGCTCTGGCAGCCAGTTGGTCAAGTATACAACGCCATCTCTGGCACGCTATCTGGCTCCGCAAAGGCATTTGCCAGTGTCATTGCTGGCCGAAGCTACACCATGTTGGAGATGGCATTCAAGCCGCGCAACATCCAGAACGCAACTAAAGTCCTTGCTCGGGTATCACCAGGTGAGGAGCAGGTTGTACTTGCCACCGCATCTGAGCTGACATCCGTCACACTTGGCCGTACGGCAAAGGCTGGGGCTGCTGCTCTCATCGAGGATCAGGCATCGCTATCAATTGCAGGTAGCGTTGATGACATGCAGGACGCATTGCTCGGGTTGGCCAAGACCGCCATCGAGCCGCTCGCACCAGGTGACGACAAGTTCGATGCCGTGAAGGCAGCAGTGAGCGACCTCCTTGATGTTGCGATGATTACCAAGCCTCGGGACAGGGATACTATCGTCGACCTCATCGTTGGACAGGTATCACCATTGAAGTCCAGCGATGCCCTAGAGGCCCAGAGAAAGCTCGATAATATTCTTCGTGGAAAGTTCCAGCAGCGGGCAATGAACATCGGGAGCGCCAAGGAGGCGGAGGAAGCCCTTGCCATTCAGGGCAGACTTCATGGTAAGTCGGTCACCGTTGCTGGCGCAAGGATCTTGATCGGCGGCAAGCAGGAGCTTATCGCCCTTGCCGACCAGCCAGAGGCTGCACGCGAGTTCGTAAGGAACGCACTCGGGTACGCTGTCGGTAGAAGCGCAACGCAGGCTGACCAGTTCTTTGATGAATTGATTCTTCCAGCGATTAATAGCGGGAACCTTGAGGATGCCATCGAGTATCTTGAGTTTGTACGAATGCCCGCCTACGGAAAGCTTTCGAAGGAACTGGCTGCACTTCGACAGACGCAGACTGGCCTTGGGTCACGTGTTACACTTATTTCGCAGCGGACGCTGAGCCGAGCTCGAGCAGCAGACTTGGTGGACTCCATTAGGTTTGCTAAGAGTGAGGAGGCAGCAAAGGATGCCATCAAGCTTGGCATCACCCAGTATGATGAGCTGTTTGCAACGTTTGGTAAGATCTCAGTCGATGATCTTGATGCAAGGGGATTTGAGAACCTTAGGGACGATGTCGTCAAGTATCTTGACGAGAACTCAAATACCTTTGCGGTAGACATCCAGGCAGACGAATTCATGGAACTCAGCGAAGAGATCCGTGCCTACTGGCCAAAGGCTGAGGCTGTTGGATACCGACTTGGTATTGCACCAGAAGACGGCGTGATCAAGAAGTGGTCGACGCTTCAGGACAAGTACGGTCGATACTATCAGACCCAGTCGTTTGCGCCATACGCAGACCTCATTGATACTGCATTTACGAACCCACAGAACCTCGGGTCGGACCTGTTGACGTACAAGCGTAACCCGCTCCAGTCGATGGTTCAATACGCCCTGAGCCCACGATACGGTGCGCTCATTACCGCCAAAGCCACCAACCGATTCGTAACTGAAACTGCCAATATCGGAATGAACGCACAAGAGGCTCGGGCAGCATGGCAGGCACTGAACGACCTGGCCAACGAAGCGCAGACACTGCCTCGTGGTCTTGCCCTTGAGCAGAAGCTTGGCCGCAACAGCTCGCTCGCAAAGAAGCTTAATAGCGTCATTACAAAGGAAGCGCGTGAGCGTATTGCTGCCAGGACTGGCGTTGCGCAAGAAGACGCTTGGAACGAAGTTTTCATGTCGATGATGCGTGCATACGGCGGTCGAGTTGACGACATCGGCTTGATGCCAGCCTTTACATCGTGGATCAAGATGAAGGTTCCTACGGTCGCAATTGTTACAGACAGGCTCTACCCATTTGCACGATTCGGTGAGCTTGCTCCTCAGTTCCGATATATCCAAGAGAACATCGAGCCAAACTTCTTCCGATTTACCACTGGGTCTGGCGTTCGAGAGCAGAGGATCGCCGGACTTACAAGGAACGACCTACGAACCCGTGCGATCATGGGTGAGTTTGCTGCCGTACGCGAGGTTGGCGATGCCCAGACAATCTTCATGGTTGCTGGTAATCACGTTGCTGGACGAATGGCGCAGAAGGTCCCTACGT